AAGTCTGCCAATTTTAGGTTGGCAATTCGCAAAAATTCGCTACAAGAACAAGGGCGATAAAGTTCGTGAGAATATGAACTATTTGCTCTATTTCGAGTACGACACTGAGAATCTGCGCAAACTTGACAGAAACGAGAAAACAGACTTCGCAATGTACTACGAAAAAGTTCTTGAGCTTCGCCAGAACGAAGAGAAGTTTAAGTCGTACCAGTTTGATGTTTCCGACACTATTATTGGAAAAAATGGGCAAGAAGTTAAGCTAACTAAAATTATTGGTGGGGGAAATCCTAGTGGCGATCTTTAAGTTACCAGAAGTTGGCAGCAAGTGGTCTTTGAACCATACTTCCATTTATTACGAAATATTAGGCTATTCCGACGATAAAAAAGTTATCGTCTTGGTTTTTGAAGGAACCCAACCTCCTAGAGAAAACAGGTGGGGAATTGGACTATTCACTGAAAAAAACCCTTGGTTTACGCGGGACGTTAGGCTAACTCCATTATTGGAGGCTTTGTGGTAACTAAAGCTGATGTGATTTTTGTGAGGGATGAGTACAAAATTCGCCTTGTAATAGATGGCAAATTCTGGTTTAAATTCCAGCAAGTAGATGCTTATAATTTTATCATACTAGATTGTAGCAAGAAAAAACACATTGGGAATATGTACCCTATTAAAGCATTAAACAACCAGCAGGAAACCCCTCTAACTCCCCTGCTGGAGGCACTATTTTGAGCCATTTCTTCAAAGTTGGAGACGTTCTAAAGGCTAGGCTTGACTTGGGCACATTTATTGTGCTAGGATATGGCAAAGGGCAAGATATTTACACACTGAATATTGTTGCCGACTCTTTTGGATTTCCATACAAGGATGAATTTCCAGATGTGGAGATTTATCTCAATCCTGACCATTTTACTTTGGCTACTGAATTGGAGAAAGCATTGCTATGAAGTTCGTAAAAGGCGAGTTCTATAAAATCACTATTCCAAATGGATATTCTTTTGTGGCTCAATACTTAAGAACTCGAACCCACAATCATGTATTTTCTAATGGAATACTTGTGGGCGTAAGAAATGATTACTATATTGTAACAGAACTAACTCCGCTGGAAAAGGCATTGCTATGAAAGAACCATTCCCAGTTGGGACAAAGCTTATGATTCCAAACGGCGATTGTATTTATGTAATCTTAGGCTATTCTGACAATAATTATCCTGTTGTTAGAGTGCGCTATCTCCCTACTGGAGAAGAAACTAGTTGGGGTGTTGATTGTATTCTACTGGATATTCCTCTCACCCCTCTAATGGAGGCATTGCTTTGAAAATTTCCATCTATAAAGAAGCAAACTTCGTTCCCCAATCAAAAGCTGAGAAAATTCAACTCGCTTTTAAAACTTCTAGCCCGAATGTTCCCACAATCCTAGAAGTTGAGAACGAAGAAGAACTTATTGCCGCAATTTCCTCTTACGCTTGGAGTCCGAGCATTTTCTCTGGCGTAAGGCTGGACGAGAATTTCATTTGCACTGATTTCATGGCTTTGGACATTGACTCTGGGCTGACAATCTCCCAAGCAGAAGCTAGAGTGCAAAAGCTTGGGCTTTGTGCCCTTTGCCTCCCAAGCCCGAGCCACACAGAAGAGCTAAACAAATTTCGCCTAGTATTTCCTCTGGCGAAGACAATCTCCAGTCCTAGAGACTATGACGCAACTTGGAACTGGCTTTTGGAGAAGTTCCCAGAGCTTGACGCACAGTGTAGCGATGAAGCCCGCTGGTATGCGCCTTCTAAGCTGGGAGATGGATTCTGGCAGGATGGGGATTTTATGTTGCCGCAAAAAGCTCTGGACGAAGAAAAAGAACTTGAGTACAGCAAAGAGCAAAATCTAATCGCAGTTCCAGAAGATATTAAAGAGCAAGTTAAATTCATTTACGGAATGGAGAGAACTAAAATTCCAGAAGCTGTAGAGTTTTTCTTAACAAACGCCCACACAGGTTTGCCCGGGCTTTGGGTTAATTCCTTGAACAGCTTTATCTTTAGTCTTGCTTTATCTGGAGTTGATGATACAATAGCTGAAGAAGTGGCTGAAAAAATCGCACCTGAGCCGCTCACGAAAATCGACCTCTACCAAATTAAAAGGGCATTACGAGATGGAAAAAGGCATAGAGATTCTACTTAAAGATTGCATTGTTGGGGAAAGATACTCTCCAAGCTTACGTAGTAACTGGAATTACTGCTTCATAGTAACGTCTAAGAACGAAGAGTTTATGCAGATTACATGGGGCGATGGACTATTGGGCATGTTTAGTAGCGAGGACTTTGGGCGTACATTCTTCGCACAGCCGCACACTCCTCTAGAAAAGGCACTTCTGTGATGGAAAATCTATTCGACTACAACGACATTTATTACCAATCCCAAACCTTGACTATGGAAGTTGAGGACATGAACGACGAATCCCTGATTGAAGAGTGCGGGCACATTATGACGACTCGAATTCAATCAAACTCAATGGACAAGATAATGGCTAGCTTTTTTAAGAAAGGTGTGCTAACATTGGAGCAGAGAAAGCAAGCGATTGCTTTTTACACACTTGCTTACGGGAGTTTGCTATGGGAAAGCTAGAAGCGGGACAAAGATGGGCGTGGAAGCAAAGTGGGGATGTATTTGAAATACTAGAGGTAGCTTCTAATATTTACCTCTACAGATATGAGAAAGAGACTTTTAGTAGCATTACCTTCAAAAATTCTTTTGAGGATCATGAATATTTCGTAGCCGAAGGAAGATTGTGGAGAGTTACCCCATTAATGGAGGCTTTGTTATGATAGAAGTAGGACAAAGGTGGCGCTGGGATAAAATTGGCGACATTTTTATAATTACAGAAGTTTCTGGTGATATGTTCTTCTATCGCTACGAGACTGGAAGTCAAAAAGGAAGGGATTTTGACAGCCCTATTACTCAACACATGTATTTTATTAGTAGAGGTTCATTGCATCGCATTACCCCCTTAATGGAGGCTCTCCTGTGAAAGCTGGCGATCTGTATATAAATCCAGTAGGCTTATTAAAAATAGTCTACGTCGATGACAATTTTATATCTTATGAGTACTTAAGTGGAGAATTTGTCGGCAGGGGAGTATTTAGAAGACTCTGCACCGATTGGGGATACCCTGAAGCATCTGATTTACTAAAGGCTCTTTCATGAAGTTAGAAGTCGGACAATACTGGAAAGGTTTAGTAACTGGAAATGTCATGAGAATTGACAAGCTGTTGAATGGGGAAATTACATACACGATTCTTAACACTGGTGAAGTAATAACACACCCAACAGAGTATATTAATAACTACATATTTAAACTTAAGAAGGCTACTATGGCTTCTGACTTGGATAAGGCTCTTTCTTAACAAAGCTAAGAAAACAAAAAATTTCAAGGAAATTTTATGCTAAAAGACTATAAAATCGTAAATTCCCTGAATTATGGCGCTGCGATGGGTGAGCTTGAAAAGGCTGACATTGTTGCCTACGACACAGAAACCACAGGGCTAAATGTTCGAAAAGTGAAAGTCATTGGCTTTTCTTGGTCTTGCACAGAAGGCTCTGGCTGGTACTTGCCAACTTACGTTTGGAACAAGGAAAAGCAAGAACTTGACGGTCAGCCTTGGGCTTTAGCCGTTGCCCCACAATTCCTTTCAAAACTGGCTGAGAAACGACTTATAATGCACAACGCTAGCTTTGATGTGCGAGTAACTGCAAACTTCTTTAAAGTCAATTTAATAGCCGCTCTTCACGCAGACACTCAGCTTATGAAGCACACGCTCCATGAGGAAGGTCCGTTTGCCCTAAAAGAGAACGCAATTATCTACGCCGCTGAAATTGGGCTGGACAGCCAAGACGCTGCGAACCAAGAACAACTGGAACTCGAACAGAACGTAAAAGCTAACGGCGGCTCTTGGACAAAAGAAAATAAGCAAATGTTTAAGGCTGACCTTGACATTCTCGCAAAATATGCAATTGCCGACACCGACATTACGCTTCGTCTTTTCAACTATTTCGAAGAAGAGCTAAAGTATCAGAATTTGCACGACTTCTTTTATGTTGACGAAGTTATGCCACTTTACAAGCTCGTAACTATAAAAATGGAACACCGTGGCGTACACTTGGATATGCCAAAGCTTGAGCAGTACTTAGCTGATATTAAGGTTGAGCTTGAGCATACTGAAAGAAGTGTTGTTGAAGCCATTATGGAAACTCCAGAAGCTAAAGAGTTTGTTGACACTTTACTGAATGAAGACTACCCTCTTAGCGGGGGCAAAATGAAGCAAGCTATTTGTGAGAGCTTAAAGCTCCCCTTGCCGAAGTTAGCCAGTGGGAAATACCAACTAAATAAAAAGAGTTTAGAGCCTATCGAAAAGTCGCTCCCAGTTATCCACTCTATTTTAGCTGGAACGTTTAAAGGCGGTCCTGTCACAGGCTTTAACTTCCGAGCTATGCAAATGGAGCTTCTCCTTGCCGACCAGAAATATCCCATTAATTTAGCTTCGAAGGACCAGCTTGGTAAAATTGTATTTGGTCTTATGGGCATTGAGCCTTTATCGAAAACGAAAACAGGCAAAGGTCAGTTCAACGAAGACTTTGTGGAACATTTGGCAGAAAAAGGCTTTGCTTGGGCGAAAGAGCTGAGAGTTTTCAACAAGATGAACAAGATTAAAAGCAGCTACTTTGACAGATTTATGGAGCAGCAGGAGGATGGGATTTTCTATCCTACATTCCAACAGCATAAAACTACAAGCGGAAGATACTCTGGGGACTTGCAGCAGCTTAGTCGCCCCTTAGAAGAAGGTGCCGAAGATTCTCGAATTATTTACTACACAAATGTTCTCAGAGCTTTGGTATTGCCGAAACCCGGCTACATTTACATTGATGATGATTATTCCAGTTTGGAACCATGTGTATTCGCCGATGACGCAGGGGATCAGCCCTTGAGAGATATTTTCATCAATGGTGAGGACTTCTACTCTAAAGTGGCTATTATGGCTAAAGATGTTAAGGGCGCGTCTGCCGACAAGAAAGCTCCCAACTTCTTAAAGAACACCCACCCGCAGTTGAGACAAGATGCCAAGGGGTATTCTCTTGGAATTCGGTATGGAGCTAAGGCTGGGAAAGTCGCTCAGCTACTTAATATTTCCAAAGAAGAGGCTCAAGAAATTATTGACAACTACTTTAAAGCATTCCCATTATTAAAGCAAGCTATGGACAAGTATTTGCACGAAGCCAAAACAAAAGGCACTGTAACTTCTAAATTTGGAAGAGTGCGCCATTTGCCTGAAGTTAAAGAGCTTTATATGCGGCATAAAGATGCTTTGCTAGATTATAAGGCTTTGGGAAGAATTGCCTATAAAGAGCGCATTACAATGGACGAAGCTAAGAAGCTAAGAAGCAAATACAACGGCTTACTTAATAATGCTTTAAACTTTCCCATTCAATCGGCAGCCACCTCCATTATTAGCCGAGCTTGCATTGCAATGGCTAGGGAATTTCTGGAAAAAGGTCTTGACGCTTGGGTAAGTGCGATAATTCACGATCAGGCAATTGTCTCTGTAAGAGAGGATCAAAAAGAGCAAGTTGCTGAAATTGTTCAAAGGTGTATGGAAAAAACGAATCTTATTTCCGTACCTCTTGTGGCAATTCCACAGTTCGCGTATAATATGCGAGATGGACACTAAATGGAAATAGCTTGACAGATGAAATTCCAAATGCTATACTTTGAAAGAGAACTTTAACAAGCTATTAACGCTTAAAGGAAAAATATGAAAATTGCATCAACACTACTAATTTTAGCATTTTTACTCGTTATCGCTTTCTCTCGTGCTTTTGCGGGCGAAGCAGAGTGTCGAACATTTAGTGCGCAATATTTGGAAACAAAGACAATTAGCACAGACGTTCCCGCCCATTTAAAAGGCGCAAAGATCATCATTATTCTTGCCAATGGTCAGAGGAGTGAGGCTTCTGCTGAACTCTTCAAAGTGGTGCCAAGAAAGCAACAGTACTTGCTGACGAAAGTTAGCCACAATACTTCTTGTGTTAGCGAGTCCCATGATAAGAATCGAATTTCCCTTCTCGGCGGCTTTGGACCGACTGGAAATCTCTCAAGAGACACAAGCTCTGGCAAAGTGGACATTTCCACAAAGACTGGCGCTGTGGGCGGGGTTCAATACCAGCGTAAGATTAGCAAAGATATTTCCGTTGGCGTACAAGGTCAAACGAATCGCTCAGGACTTTTATCTATCGGCTTGGACTTTTAATATGAGAAACCCATGGATAAGACAGGGATTCTTCTATATCTGCACAAAGCAATACGCCAAAAGAGGCTTTGTTTTGCACCACACGAAAAAGCTTGACTTTATATCCTATCATCTGATAAAATGGCTGCACGGAGAAGAAGAGCTTCTTCGAATGGCTGAGAGGGCTTAAAAATGAAATTCTTTAATTGGCTATTTGCCGAACCTCCTAAACCTCCCACGGCTCCAGTTGTTGTGCCGAGAGATTTAAAGGCTGAATTCGAATCTCAAAAAGCAAAGCTTCAAGCTGAGCTTGATAAATGGCTGTCTGAGCAAAAAGAGCAATTTATTGTAGTTGTAACGCTAAAGTCTGGAAAAGTTTACAGAAGCGCCCCTTTTAAAGCCAATGGGCATTTGGATTATTATTGGGACAGCTACTACTCTTCTCCAAACGGTTGCAGATTGTGGAAAACTCCTGCAAAAGACGCAATAAGCTCTTATATTCACAGCCAAAAGAATTCTCCATATTTTTGTATTGACAATTCCTATGTTGCTCATGATAGAATTGAATCAATTGAAATCGAGCTTGTGCTTGAAAAGGTGGAAGAATGAAACTAAAAATTGGCGACAAAGTTAAAATGACCGCAGAAGGCTACCATTTCCACCATAATGTGGACAAGATGATAGAAGGGATTCAAGTTCCTTCTAGAGCAGGTCTGGACGAAAAGGATGTTGAAGAACGCTTCTGCGAAATGTTAGCAATTCAAGGAATTGGCACAGTTATAAAATTCAACTCCGACGGCGATCCTTTCATTTCTTGGGAATGGAAAAACGCTGGAATGTTCTTTAAGAAGCGTTGCTTTTATGATATTGATGATGTGCGCAAACTCACACTCTGGGAGAAATTATGCGCTCTCCTCAACTAAGGCTAATCTAATGAAGCCCAAGGAACAGTGGACAACTAGCACTTGCTTGTGTATAATGTTCTTAGGCTTTGCCTTAGGATTCTTGGCTTGCCATAAACTCTATTCCAGCTTAGGGGATTTATGAAGACCATCGTTGACCCGCCCGGCGGCTGGAAGTATGGATTTCCATGTGAGCTTCCTGAAGGGAAAGAATATGTTGACTTGCTACGAGAAAAAGGCTATCCTGAAAAAGACATAGAATTGGCTCTGCAATATAGCAGATTCTGGACAGAAAAGGATTAATATGAGCGACGACTATCTAGTCTGCCCTGCTTGCAAATCTGATAAGATAAGAGAAGGTGGCTTCACTGCAAGATACTATTACTGCCAGAATTGTAAAACAGGAAGATACCAAGAAACTAACGAAGATAACTATCAGGATTTCCTAAGAGAAGGGAATCGAACTTTGCAGAATAAGCTAAAGGATAAAAAATGAAAAATTTCTTAGTTAGATGGGGCGTTTCCATTCTAATTTACGCAACTGCTAAATATCTCTTCGGAGAGAGCTTCTTTGCTGGCTGGATGTTCGGAGTTCTTGCGGTTGGGCTTTCAGAGTGCATTCGCCATTATCAGGAAGCAGATGAAAAACTTTAAAATCTACGCCATAATTGCAGTTGTCTCCCTCCTCATTGGGCGGTACGTCTTACAGCCAAAGCCTGTGACTGTTATCCAGTGGAAAGAGAAAATCATAAAAGTGGAAGAGACAAAAAAGAAGACCGTTAAGCGAACTATTAAAAAGCCCGATGGCAGCGTTATCGAAGACAGCACGGAAACAGAGGACACAAATAGCACAACTGACACAGCGCGTAGCGGTAGCAAAAAGTCTGGCTCTGGAATTACGCTCGGGCTATTAGCTGTTAAAGACTGGACTAATTTCCAGAAGACGAATGCTGAGGCTGTTGTAATTGTCCCATTCTACGGCAACCTTAAGATTATTGGAAGCGTTGACACTACTAAACAAATTGGTATTGGGCTAGGACTCGAATTTTAGTGGATAAGATTAATGGGATTTATTATTCTCCGACTTCTAGGGACAGGTATATCTTGTTGAAAATAAATGAAGCCAGTAGAGAAGTTTATTGGCTCGGAGATGATGGGCACCCCATGTACGGAAATTTTGGCAATAGTTACGCTGAGTTCGATAGATACGTTGGACAAGCCTCTGATCTTATGCTAGCATTGATTTAGGAGATTTATGGACCTCGAAACACTTATTGAATACTACAAAGACTCTCTTGGCAGAATGGACTTAATGCCTATTAACAGGCTTAGCAACGGCTCTTCGAATAATCAATTGCTATATACTGGAGAATTAGCCATCCTCTTAAAGTTAGCTGGTATGGAGCGATTCGGAGGTGGGTTGCTTCTGAGAAAAGCGGTTGAAACTTGTCAGCTTACAAACTTCCCCGGACTTTACACAAGGCATCCTGAGCCTTATCGTTTTAAGACTTCCTATGGGAACAAGCCTGATTTTGTTCCAGTCTCTTTTGACGAAATCTTGGGCGCTTGCTTCACAAACTGGTGCGTAGGGAATATTACTGCCAATGAGCAAATTCTTACACACTCTCTCTTGACAAACAATCGCTTCTGTGATATTCCTAAGTATGAGCTTATGGACAGCTATTCCAGTATGTTCTCAAAAGGCTTGTGGGCAGATTTAAAAGCCTACTACAAAGAGGCAAAAACTTATGAAACATTGGAAGCTGGTCTGCGCAAAAGTGTTAGAAACCATCCTCGATTTTACCCTATGTTCTTTAAGCACAATAGCACTTGTAGTGTTATCTATCTTGCTGGCGCAAATCGTGATGCTAGTTTTATGGCTAGCTTTGTACTACTGCTTTCTTGCCTAGTAGCCAGCTTTAAGAGAGACAACATTTCCACAAAAGTTCTCTGGTGGTTCCGCTTTCGCTTTTTAGAACTGACTGGCAAACAATCGTTCTTGACAAAGTTGGCAAAACAGTATTATAATTACACTAACAGGAATCGCTTAGGCGAGGCTTGGGAAGAAGAGTTGTTTAAGGCGTATTATCCAGAAGGACACCCGTTCCATGAGCTTAGAGCCAAGATTTAAAGTTGGAGACGTCATCATCTGCACTATTCCTGACGGTAGGTTAGAATATGGCGCAGCCTATAAAGTGCTAGGTATTAATGATGCTAACCATCTGCTACTTAACGATCACGAAGTTGCCGTTCAAGGCGGCTGGTTTCCTGCTAGGTTTATTTTAGCAACTCCTCTAATGGAGGCTCTTTCATGAGCATTTCCTTTGCCGAACTCCTCTGCGGCTACAAAGAGTCAGAAATTCCTGCCGATCATTTAGCCAATTTAAAAACGCTCCATGAGAAAATCTCTGTGTTGCGTGAGAAATTCGGCAAACCGCTAAAAGTCTCCAACGCTTACAGAAGCAAAGAACATCATTTAAAGATTTATGCTGCTAAAGCTCCATGTAAAGTTCCAATGGGCAGTAAGCATTTATCTGGGCAAGCTGTTGATTTAGCTGGTCCCAACATTAAGGAATTCCAGAAATGGATGCTTGCCAACACTAAGCTTTTAGAAGAGCTTGGAATTTACTGCGAAGATTTCTCAGCCACTACCACATGGTGTCATTGCCAGTTAGTTGCCCCGAAAAGCGGCAAAAGGTTTTTTCTACCATGAAATACTTCAGAACTTATGGCAATGCGATTCAGTATAAAATAGTACATCCATACGGCATGACGGAATTCAGCTACGCTACTTTGATTTCTTTTGACACAAACTATACTGTTATGGGCGATTGGATACCCCTCACCCCTTTAATGGAAGCTCTTTTATGATACAAGAAGACTACCTAGAAGAGCGAGTTAAGCTCCAGAAGTTTCAAGCCAAGCTCCAGTTTGCGCAAGTGCTGATCCAAGCTCTTACGCTTCTGGCAACTTTGGTCTTGCTTGGGAGTAAGCTTTGAGCTTTGCCTATTTCGTAATTTCTTTCCTTCTAATAAGCAATATTTTGCTTTTTCACGGGCAATTGTTCGTCAATGGCTATTATTGGACCTACCGCAAATTATTTAAGCCTAAGTTCAAAGTTAGCGAGATAGTAATTGTAAAAGGGCAACTGTTTGAAATTATTCACATCTCTACGGTTGCAAGACCTTATTCGTACTTTTGCTTGCCATTAAATAAAAATAGTAATATACTCAGTACATATTATCCGCAGAAGGAGCTAAAAGCTATTTCTGCCTTAACAAAGGCTCTATTTTGAAACTACCTTGGGAAAAGAAAGAGATTGCTTTCGTAATCAATCAACATAAAAAAGGGTACTCTAGATTTGAAATTGCTAAGCTATTTACTGCTAAGTTCTCATACAAGAGAAGCCCTGACTCTATAAAGCATTGTATTGACTCTTATGGGCAGGACGTAGAGAAGAATCTTCCAAAAGTGCTAATCTTGGATATTGAAACAGCTCCAATGGTAGGATACATTTGGGGATTGTGGGATCAAAGCGTTCCACTCAACATGCTTGTAAAAGACTGGTTCATTCTCTCTTTCTCTGCTAAATGGCTGGGAAGCTCAGAAGATGCCATTGTATACAAGGATCAGAGAGGAAAGAAGGGTAAAGCCTTAGAAAATGATAAAGCATTACTAAAGCCATTGTGGAAGCTTATTGACGAGGCAGATATTTGTCTCCACCAAAATGGAATTGCTTTCGATATGAAAAAGCTAAATGCTAAGTTTCTAGAACATGAAATGGGACCGCCCAGCCCTTATAAAAATATCGACACTCTTAGAATGGCTAAGCGATTATTCTCTTTGACTTCTAATAAGCTAGAATATATGACTAAGAAGTTTTGCACTAAATATAAGAAACAGGATCACGCCGAGTTTTCTGGCTTTAAATTATGGGACGAGTGTTTGAAGGGAAATCTTAAGGCGTGGAAAGCCATGGAAAAGTACAACAAATTTGATGTTCTTAGTCTAGAAGAGCTTTTTGTAAAATTGGCTAAGTTTGACAAATCAGAAGCTGTGACTTCTGCCATGAGAACTTATAATGCCAGTAAGAATAAAAAATGATTCCTTGTAAAGTATGTTCTAAACTTTTCAAAAAGATAACTTGTCGAACACATTGTAGTTCAGAATGTAGAAAGGTTTCTAAATTAGAAACTCAAAAAAGTTGGACTTTAAGAAATATAGATAAAAAAAGAAAGAAGACTAAAGAATATAATGACACTCCAGAAAGAAAGAAATATATGAAGAACTATAGAAAGCAAGAAGGATTTCAAGAAAGAGAGAAGGGGTTTAAAGCTACCTACTCCAAAAAGAACCCTAATGTTGAGAGGAGTGGTCATTTGCGAAGAACTTTCGGAATATCTTTACAAGACTTTGAAAGTATGTTAGAACAACAGGGTGGGGTTTGTGCTATTTGTAAAGAAGAGGAAACTAGGATAATTCGAAAAAGTGGAATTCCTAAAGCCTTATCAGTGGATCATTGCCATACTACTGGAAAAATTAGAGGCTTGCTTTGCTTTAAGTGCAACTCTTCCATAGGGAAGCTTAAAGATTCTATAGAGCTGTTGCAAAATGCAATCAATTACCTAAAGGAACACAATGGCAAAGCGTAAGCCTTACGTCGACAAAGTGAAAGGAATTTCTTGGGAGTTCCATCTCCAATCCACCGCCGCCTACACTAGGATGCACGGAAAAGACTCTGGAGCTATAACATACCTTGGTGACAAGCAGGTATGGTTCAGCCAGTCTCAACTCTCTCCGGGCACTGTTCGGCACGAAGTGTTCCACTGTTATATTGCTTCCTCTGGGATCAACTCAGCCACTCTAACCGCTGACAATATGGAAGAGATTTGTGCTGAGATTTATGAGTCCTTTGGTCCTGAAATGGATTTGCTAGTGGATAAAATTCTAGAGCATTTCCTAAAATGAATGGAATTCGAATGCTCTACATAGGCTTTAGCCCTGAAATTGTTTTCCTAAAGGAAAATCCCAGAGTTAATGGCGAATATGTTCTCGTAACTGGAGAAAATGGCTTGCAATGGTTTTGCCCTCGTGATAAGCTAGTGTTGCTTACTCCCTTAATGGAGGCTTTGCTATGATTGTTGGAGATTTTGTGATTGTGATAGAAGAGGACGCTGATCTTGATTTTCTAGGGCAAGTTGTAACTCTTCTTGAGTTCGATCCTGATCTGGAGCACTCTTGGTACAGATATTATGTTTCTCACCCCACGTTCGGAAAAACGTGGGTTAAAGAAGTAGCTCTCCCAACTCCATTATTAAAAGCTCTTTTTTAAAAGGCATCTTGTGGCAAATTTCCTCTTCTGGCTCCACAAAAAGATGCATGGCTACCCTTGCCGAGCGCAGGTTAGAAAAGCACTCCACATTGGAAAGTGCAAAAATCCCCTAAAATATAGAGTTGCAATGTTGTACCTTTGCGGCTATACTGTAGAAGAGACAGCTAGAGTAATGGAACTTCCATTGGAAAGAGTTATTACGACTTTAAATATTATATGCTTAGGAGTAAACTAATATGGCTTTCAAAGTTGGCGACAAAGTTATGACAAAAGGCGAGCATCCTATTTATGGGAAAATTGCAGATTCTCCTTCTCCTGAGGGAACTGCTCCAGTGTATGCCTGTGACTTGACTGGCTGCCATGTTAGATTCATCCCAACCAGTGCTTTGATGATCGATTATGAGCTTAATAAGTGGGAAGCAGATTCTCCCCTTCTTAGAGGTGTCTGCCCAGAAAAAGAAACTGTGGCAAAGCCTCTGCGCTATAACACTGGCTCCATTGAAGTCTGGGACGCAATTGCCCAGCTTGGAGCGGACTATCTCCAAGGCAATGTAATTAAGTACACAATGCGTTACAAGCATAAGAATAAAGCAGAAGACTTAAAAAAAGCAATGAATTATCTGGCTAAAATGTTGGCTGAAGAAACTGGCGAGGATTATTACGAATTGCGCAAGAGGAGCTTGGATGAAATTTAAAGTAGGAGATAGGGTACACTCCACTTCTAACTCTCGCCTCGGAGTTATGACTGTTGTTGAAGTGTGGATTGATAACGATGGCTTAGAAATATTTAAAGATAAAGACGATGATTTAGGACAAACTTGGGGTTGGATAGCGGAATACTTTCGCCCTGCAACTCCATTAGAAGAGGCTTTATGCTAAAAGCTGGGGATAGGATTTTCCTAAGCTACGGCGTTTGTGACAAAATGAGCATTCCTAGAAGGTATGGCAATAGAATCCTTATAATTGCCGCAGTTTCTGGCAAAGACGTTTATACAACATGCGGCTGGGGAATTCACTTAGAGCATGTTATTCCAGTTACTCCATTAATAGAAGCTTTGTGCTAAAAAAAAAGGAACCTATGAAATTCACATTTAAGAAAGAAGATGACCGTGGCGAGGCTACTATAGTTTTCAACAGCGATAGCCTTGAGGAAGTGGTAACAGAGTTCGAGAAGTTCCTTAGGGCAACTGGCTTTGACTTAGGCGAGAGTACTTTTGCTCTTGTCAATTTCTCTGATATGGAGGCTATGCTTGAAGACAATGAATTTTCTGATGACGAAGATGAAGACGGTGGCAGTGGCGGGGATAACGGTAAGCATTGATTGCTTCCTTTTCCTCAAGTACTTTATCAAGGAAATATTCCAGTGAAAAAGCAGCATCTTCTTGTGGGCGAAACTGTTATGGTGACGAAGGACACTTTTCCCTACAATATTGGCAGGATTGGAATAATAGTGTCTATTAATTTAGACGAGCCCTTTGCGTACTATCTTAGGTTTGAAAGCGGATTGACTGATGTTGTTTTAGATGCTGTTCGATTAACCCCTCTGCTAGAGGCTTTATGCTAGCCCTATCGCTATTATTAATGGGAATTCTTGTGCTACTATTGTCTTTTGAGTGGCATAGAAATTGCAAGGAGAACAAGCGACTTCGCAAAGACTTGTCCGAACTTATGCGACAAATTCCTCAAGCTGGAACTTCTATTCCAATGTCCCATTTCCGCCAAATATCCGCCGAAAAAGATGTGGCGATAAACGAGCTAAGCCAAAGCCTTGCCACAACTGAGAAAGCTCTTGCCGAGCTTAAAAGCCAGCAACAGAGTAAAAGCGTAAGGCTTGGGCAGATCAGCGAACATTCTGTAGGGCTATTACCTAACTTTCCATTTGATATAAAGGAGATGCGGTTTTTAGGCTCTCCTATAGATTATATGGCTTTCGACTTTGATAAAGAAATTATTTATTTCGTGGAAGTAAAAACTGGGAAATCTAAGCTTTCTGAACGACAGAAAACAATTAAACGTATTGTTGAAGCTGGCAATGTAAAATTTACTCAAATTAAGATAACGGAAACAGGGATAGAATATGAAGACGATGGAAACAATATTATGTGACTTCTGTAAGAAAGAAGTAGTGAAGGTTAAAAGTAGAGGGAATTATAAGAATTCGTTTTGTAATAAAAGATGTCACGCTGACTATAAAATTGCTAATTTTAAAACATGCGTAGTAGATTCTTGCACTAGTAGAAGTTTGTGTAAAAGATTATGTCAAAAACATTACGATATTTTTAGAAATACGGAAGAGCGTAAAACATATAAGAATGAAAAGCAAAAAGAGTGGATGTTGAAGTATAAAGAAATACTTAAGCAAGACGAACAACTTAATTTAAGATTTAAAGAGAAGTGTAAAACAGCTACTAGAAAATATAAAACGAAAAACTCTGAAAAGGTCAAGGAGAAAGATAGAGAAGCTCATAGAACTCCCAAAAGAAGATTTGGACAAGCTAAAAGAGGAGCTAACAAGCGAGGGTTTGAATTTACTTTAAATTTAAAGGAGTACTCATCATTAACCCAATCTAATCTTAAATGCTATTATAATTGTGGAAACTTTGTTCCTATGAGTGGAATTGGTTTAGACAGACTAGACAGTAGTAGAGGCTATGTTTTAAATAATGTAGTTCCATGTTGTGGGATTTGCAACGCTACCAAAAACTCAATGCTATCTAGTCAAGAAATGCTTGAAGTAGTTAAGTTATTGAAGATTCTACGAGGTACAGATTATATCTGGAATGGTAAATCTACAACCCATACTAAATTAGCTAGACACTCTATAGAATCTAATGTAGAATATGCAGAAGCTCCTAAAAAGGATACAAAATCAAATGATTAAATACCTCTCCCTCACCGATTACGAAATGTTCTGGGCAGAATGCCAGTCTAGTATGCGAGTTGCCGCTCCAAATCTCCACCCTTCTCTAAAGAATATGACTGTGCAAGGGCTTTCTGGACCGGGCACAAAGTTTGCTAATGAATATGATAGGATGCGCTTCGAACACTACAACCCTCCTATGCCTCCAGAAATTAAGTACTATGGTGCTACTGGTGATATTGTAATCTATAGACCGGAGAAGAAATGAGCAGACGCAAGGCTAATTTGGAAATTGAGTACAAGATGGAACGAGAAATCAAAGACTTAAAAGAGGAAATTGCCAAGCTAAAAAAGAAGTTGCGCGAACAAGAAAAAGCTGATAAGCTAGAAATGGCTGATAAACCCGTGGAAAAGAAAGTTGCGACACTTAAAAAAGTTGCTAAGCCTTGCCCAGATTGTGGCGCAGAGATAAAAACAACAGAATTGCCACATGCTGTTATGGAACTTTGTGGAAAAGCTTGTGGCTTTAGAAATGTTAGGAATAAAAAATGAAAGTCGGAGATGTTGTAAAATACATAGATGATGGAGAAATAGCTGGCACAGTATCTTTTTTAGGAACTATTGCAGAAGCTAGGGAAATTAAAGGCAAAAATAGCTTTAAGTATTCTAAGAATAACGAGCTTGTTGTAATGTATGAAGCAGACGATGGCTATGATTATGTGGACAGCGTGACTGCTTTAACTCCCTTAGAAAAGGCACTGTTATGATGAAAGAAATGTCTGTTGTGGCTCGAGTGTATCTTGGGCAAAGAGCTGTAGAAGCTGGGCTGTTTAAAACTCCTGACGTTTACTTTGCTTTTTTAAATGGAGAATTCTCCGACGAGGCTTTGCTAGAATTGGCAGTGGCTCTTGGGGATGTGGAATTATGAGTGCCGTTGATACAATTGGAAGCGTCTGCATAAAAGAAGAAGTAAAAAACACAGAATATTCTTGCGCTTGTAAAAAGTGCAGTAAGGAAAAAGAATGAAAAAGACACCGACTCAAATCGCTAAAGAGTTAAGAACTGAGAATTTTAAGCAACAAGATTGCATTAGAAATTTGAAAGCTGAGCTTGATAAAGAGCGTACTGATTGTTCTGCAATCTTCATTATGCTTTTCTTTATGGCATTATCTTTTGGACTTGGCTGTTCTCTTTATAATATGGATAAGAAATTCAATGAACAAAGAGAAAATGTTCAATTCTATGCGCGTGAGGAAGTGATTAGAGAAAAAGAGAGGGAGTATACTTACGCTAAAGATTCATTCGAGAAACAATGCTTAGAATTAGCTAATATTTCTAAAAAGCCATTTGTATTCCACTATTATAGCCAAGAGGCTAAGGATTTTGGATGCATAGCTAAAGAGAATGGTATTTACATTTATAATATTTCAGACCTCAATGAAGCCTACCGCCACTATAAATTAGGAACAGTAAAATGAAAGATTTCCAACAAGAAATAGAGCTTTACAAAAGGCTGTTAAAAATCCCTGCTGTAAGAAAAGATAACGAATTGCTATTATTTGTTATGGCTAATTTGCAAACTAACATTGAGCTTCTTTTAGCAAAGTCTAAAATACAGGATAAGAAATGAAAACATTACGCGGCTATAAAATTACCCTAGAAGAAGTGCTAAACGCTCATCCAGCGGATTCAGCAAACTCCCAATTCCTCGTTCCAGTTAAAGCAACTTTAATGGCTTTTAAAGCTGGAACCTTGGTGCAGGATAAGCACGGTAGCTACTTCATTGTTTCTGCTGGAGAATGGCACAGAGAGGGCGACAATACCCTTCCCCAAGTTGATTCATTCGACAAGCTAAACGCTGTTGGGCTGACTCTTCTTAAGCAAGACTTAATGAAAGACTTGTTTGCACCGAAAAAAGAAGTTACAAAAGAGGAACCTCGTGGACAAGAAGATGGAAAACACAATAGTTCTGGCGATGAGAAAATTGACCCGCCAGTGGAAGCCAATCCAAAACGTGAAAAAAAGAGCAAAAATCGGACCGGAGCTGTTTAAGTGCGAAGGCTGTGGGCAAATTGTATACTCTGGCGACAGAGGAATTGCTGTAATTCAGGTAGATGTGCCAGAAGCGATTGCTGACAAGATTGAAGTTGACCACATTGATCCTGTTATTCCAGTTGACACCGACCCTGCCGTAGAAAAAGACTTAAATGTTCTTGCAAAAAGAATCTTTTGCGGCGAAGATAACCTACAGGCGCTTTGTAAATCTGGCTGCCATGCTTTAAAAACGCTAAGCGAGAACGAGGAAAGAAAGAAATGGAAAGCACACTGGAAGAAATTGAGGTCGGGGAAGAAATAATAATTACCCAAGTGTTTTGGGGAGCTGACGACCATTACGTTGGAAGAGTCTTCCCGCTGGCTGAGAAGGAATCCAAGGAATCGTGGGCAATTTGCTTCGATGGAACCGCTGTTATAGTTGTTACCACTTTTGTTCGAGCAACTCCTCTTTTAAAGGCACTCTTATGAGCGATATTGAAGTTGGAGAGGAAGTGATTGTCCTAGCTGGTGGCGGGATATTCCCTACTGACGACAGATATGCAGGATTTGTGGGGAAGTTGCGCACAAAAGAAACTTACGACCATTATGCCACAGTGCATTGTCATACTAGATTGGGCGATTATATCGTAGTAACTGCCTACGCAAGAGCAACTCCACTTTTAAAGGCGCTTTTTTAATGAAAAAATTAATCCGCGATAAACTCCCAGATTTAGTGTTTGCCAAAGAAGGTAGATCAATGGACGTTTACATTGAGCCTTCCAACGAAGTATATATTCAGCTACTTAAGCTGAAGCTAATAGAAGAGGCTACGGAGGTCCGAGAAGCCACTTCCCACGAGCATCTTGTGGAAGAACTGGCTGACGTTCTGGAAGTCTTAAAAGCCCTTTGCGAGGCTGTGGGCGCAGAAGAGAGCGTGTTCGAAGCTAGGGAAAAGAAGTTCAACGAGCGCGGCGGCTTTGAAAAGAAAATTGTCTTAAATTATTAATCTTTTTTTGTTGACATGGGAATTCTTTCCTGATATGCTATTCTATATCGGGTATATTTTCATGCCTTAACTTTGGAGAATTATGTTTAAGTATCTAATCTTCGCTGCTGCATTAGCTTTGTCAGCAAGCACAACCTTCGCAAGCACTCAAATTGTCTTAACTTCCCAGAACTCAGTTTCCTTTAATCAGCCAGTTAGAGAAGACTACGCCGCTAAAAAGCAACTAGAGCTTATGGCTAAAGATTTCTTGCTTCCTAAGACTCAGCCTATCTATCTTATCCTTGACACTCCGGGCGGATCAGTTTTCGCTGGAAATCAATTCATTGACTTCGCTAAGTCTCTAAACCGTCCGATTCACACAATTGTTATCTTTGCCGCATCAATGGGCTACCAAATCACTCAAGAGCTTGGAAAACGCTACATTACAACGACTGGAACTTTAATGTCCCACCGTGGAGCGATTTCAGGTCTTTCTGGGCAAGTTCCGGGCGAGTTAAACGCTAGACTTAAAATGCTAGAAGATTCTCTTGTTGGAATGAATGAACGTGCCGCTAAGCGCGTAGGAATGAGCCTAGACGCTTATCAGAACGCAATCATTAACGAGCTATGGGTTTCTGGAGAAGCTGCTGTAAAGAGCGGTCACGCAGATGAAGTTGCATCGGTTTCTTGCGACAAATCTCTTTCTGGAAGCTATTTCGACGAAGTTGCAACAATCTTTGGACCAGTCCACGTTGAGTACTCTAAGTGCCCTTTAATTTCAGCTCCAATTGGGTTTAAGTTTGGAAACAGTGTAATTGCTTCAAACAGCAAAGGCGCTTTGGCTGCTAAAGTTATCCTAGGCTTTTCACGCAAAGTAAAACTGGAATACTAGAATGTCTAAGTCAATTGAAGAATTACTAAAACTTGTGCAGAACCGGGAATCTTCTACTAGGAAGATTCCCGCTGAAAACAAATCCACGCTGGAATTTATTGAGGAATTGGGAATTGAGGCTGGAACTGATGTTGTGCCTAACTACCTGATCTTCTACGTTTACCGCCAGATTTGGAAAGAGAACGCTGGAGGAAAGGCTAAGAAGATTACATTCTTCCAGACCTTCGGGAAACACCTGCCCGACTATCGCCACGGCAAACAACGTTTCTACATGGTGAAAGAAGGGATTTTTGATGTCAACGAAGAAGTATTAAAAAAAGCGGAGTTATATGACAGACAGTACTGGGGCAAAAAAGAAAGCGTACACAAAAAAGTTCGCCCACATATCGAAGCAAGGGTCAAGGACGAAGCGTAGAGAATTCATTGACACCGACTACGTTAATGGAGTTCTTGACTTTGACGGAAATGTGGCAATTCGCCCTTTGAACGAGACAGAGAACAAGTTTCTCTCCAATTTTTACAAAGAGTACGTTCACGCAACTTTTAAAACGAGCGACGAGTCAAAGGCTTTGTTCCGCAGAATCAACTCCCTGCTTTCCAAGCACGAGGAGTTCTTTGAAGAGAATGGCTTTTACCCGGTTGAAGTGGAAAATCTTATCGCCGATTTTGACGTTATCACAAAGAAGCTGGGAAACTTGCATTCTTTCTGGCAGCAAAAAGATATTAACTCGGACGATTATAAGCGTGGACACGACATTGAAAATGTGGTAAAAAGAGAGCATCGCTACATGAGCTACGAAGATATGCAGGAATATGCCGACATGGAAGAAAAATCGGACACAGAAATTGAGGATTTAATTACGGAGTCAGAAGAATGAAAAGAAGTGAAATGCTCTCTATCCTCTTAGGTTCTATTTACGAGAATATTGGCTGTTGCGAAGGGTTAGGTCTTGACACAGAGCATTATGCTAAGATACTAGACGATCTTGAAAAGGCTGGGATGAAGCCTCCTGCTAGAAAAATAGACTACGAGGAATATCAAGCTATTAGACAATTGTGTGCGGAGCCTTTTAACCACTTCCACAAATGGGATAAAGAATGAGAACTCAGCAGATAAACGTAGAATCTTGTCTTAGAACTGACTTCTTTGGAGACACTGTTACCCTGCCTTGGTCCCAAGAGCTGGAAGACGCTCTGGTTCTTATCAACAAGGCTTGTGAAAAGCAAAGGCATGAAATGCTGACTAGAATGAGAGATGATTATTTAGGCAAGCAATATCACGAACTTATGAAAAATATTGAGAATGGAATTAAATGCAGAGAGATTCTAAGAGAAATTTCTGCCTATGACTTTCAGAAGGGTGGAAAATGAAACAAGCTTGTAGAATTATAATTGCGGCGGCTGGACTGATTCTCTGCGGCAGAGCTATTTACTACGCCCACGATGTTATGGAAGTTTACGTAGCTTTGGCTGTTACTCCTCTATTTATTGTGTACGGCTCGACTAAGGAAAAGCAATGAAAGGCTACACTTTTTATATTGTGTTTGGAGAATCTGCTGACTTTAACTTTGAATGGACTAAATGGAGTAAGAGAATTTGCTTAGGGAAGATTGCAATTGCTCTTGTCGCAATTGATGTAGAAATTGCATTGGATAAAGCTATTAGGCTTGCAGCTAAAAAATAAGCAGCAAAATTAAAAGATTAGCTTTGCAACACCAAGTAGGAAAGCAGCCAGAGAGCAAATTATCCCAATTAGCTTGAAGCTGTTTTCCACCATTGCAACGTGCTTTTTAACTGGCTCTACGGCTTCCTCGAGAAGCTCTGTGCGACGAATGTGAACTTTAAGCTGTTCTGTATTAACCGCAAGAGTTGTGTCAATGGAACTAAGTCGCTCAACTATTTTCTCAAGCTTCTCGTCCACTGCGCCAATTTTATCTTCTACTCTTGTGATTCTCTCAGACATACAACCTCATTCCATTTTTTACATTATTTCTTCGCCACTTTGGGAGTTCCCAATGATTGTTCTAAATATTTAGCTTCTCTTTCTCTTCTTGACTTATACTCGTCGCCGAAATTACGCAACTCGCCCACAACTTTGTCCCACTGTCCTTTGCCAGCAAACTGGGAGAATCGGGGCGCACGTTGGAAAGTGCCATACTGGTGCATAACACTGGCAAGCACTGTCTGCTGAGCTGGAGTAAGATTCTCAAATGGAACCGCTGATATTTTAGCCCACTCGTCTTTCATCTTTTGCTCTGTTTCTTTCTTAGCAAATCCAGTCACTTCTGCTTCTTGCTCAGGAGTAAGATTTACTCCACCCTGTCTTGCAAGAGCTGATTCTGCTTGTCCTCGCTGTTTGCCCACAAAAGGCTGGAGCTTGGCTTGAACTTCGGGAGAAAGCCCTTCGAGATTCTGCCTTTGTCCAACGTCAAAACCTGCACCAATTGTTAGTCCACTTCGACCAGATTTTGGTACATAGCCAGCTTGTTGCCGACCGCCCTCGAACTGCTCAATAGTATTCCAGTCAACTGCTGGGGCTTGTTCTGGAGCCATTACGTAGTTACGCGCTTGTTCTGGCGCTTCTGGCACAGTTTCAGGCTCTAAGCCCTCGTCCATTTTTTTCAAAGCGTCTAGTAAGTTTCTCATACGTTTCCTTTAGCCTTTCTCAAGATTTCTCTGAAAGCTGGCTGCTGGTTAAGTCCGAAAAGAATTGCATCTTTCTGTCCTGCTGGAGCTTCTAACACTTTTGAAAGTACGTTAGAATATTCCGAAGAAACTTTATCGCCCATACCTTGGAAAGAATTGATAAGCCCTTGAATATCGTTGTCGTCTGTGCTGTCCAATTTCTCAACGTAGTTTTTCTTATTGGCAGGAGACTTGTCCGCTTGGAACATTTTCTCTCTGTTGGCTTGAACTTCTGGCTTGTCATACGGACCGGGAGTTTGAGGTTGACCTTGATTTGGCAAGCCTTCTTTAAAGCTGGAAAGACGCGCTTTTTGAATCTGCTCCTCTGGATTTGCCACGCCTTTTTCTAGCCAATAATCTGGCATATCTGGAGTCGCTCCACTTGGCTCAACGTCTAAGGCTTCTTGTCCGAGTTCTGAAGCCATTGCTCCCAAAGGACCGCCTAGCACACCGCCAATCATAGCTCCAACTTTAGTTCCTCTCTTAAGAGCCTGTCCTGCTTTTTGCATGGCTTTTGCCCCACGAAAAGCAGCAAGAGAACCTTCGGCAGATTCCAAAGCTTTTTTCCCAATGTTTAAAGACGCTAAAGCTGGGCGAGCGGCTGCAAAAGCAAGCTCAAAGCCAGAAAGGTTTAGCTGGTGCTTGGGACTTTTCATCGCTTGTTTAAGGGCGGCAAGTTCCATCTCTTTGAAAAGAGGCTCTGGCAATACTTTTTTAAGGTCCATTAATCTTTGCGCAACGTCATCTGAGATTTGAACTTTGCTGGAGTAAAGATTCGGCGCAATATCTTTTAGGACATTTTGTTGCTGCTTCTCTCCAAAGTTAATGAACTCGTCCATATTCTTGGAAACGTCCATATCTCTTTTTAGGTAGCCCGATTTCTCAAGACTTTCTAATTGCTTAATATCATTTGACATACTTCCGAGCAATTCTGAAGCCTCTGGGTTTTTTTCGCCCA